ACTTTCGTAACTGAAGTGTACTGTTTGGATTAAATTCTTTTCCTTGTATCTGCTCAAACTTTCGTACTCTATCGTCCTCGTATAACTTTGTTATTGCAGTATCAATATCATCTTGCATAATATTCTGTGCAGTATACAGTCTTTTCTTGTCAAATGGAACTCCGTTGTCTTGTGCATCTATTAAAAATCTAGTCCCGGGAATAAGAATATTGTCATACACCCAACATAGTTTTTTGTTTTGTTTAATTTTTACAAACTTTTCGTAGAGTAAAAATGTACATACAGCATCCATAGCTGCATAAGTTTTCATTACATCAAATGGAATCCAGCCCCATTGAAAGTCTCCCTTTAAGATACCATTTTCTTTTCTATACTGATCTATCCAATCGTACATAGGCTTCTCATAATCCCCGTAAGGAGTGAACTTCATAGCAAGCTGTTTTAGTCCGTGAGTTCCAGGATTTTCATCTATGAGATAGTGCAGTAACATTGTATCTTCAAAGCGTGGAAATTTAAAATTGAAATGATACTCAAAGAATGCCATGTCAAACTTTGCATTATGAAAAATTACACTTTTCTTATCGAAAAGTTCTTGAAGTAATCGCTCAGTATCATCATCAAAACAATCGGTGTCAATATAAGCCCCGTTAGTCCCATTATAGCTAAGACTAATACCCAGCATATGACCGTCCCTAGGATAGAGTCCAGTAGTCTCTGAGTCCAGAGCAACATAGTCTCCTTCATGTCTAATAGCCTGTTCGATAAAAGCATTTGCTGTCTCCGTATCTTGTATTCCAAACGCAATACTTTCATCAATTATTATATCTTCTATTTCACCACGAATGTAAGAAATAATACTAGCTTTGGAGTCTTCCCAAGTTTTTCTAGCTTCGGGCTTGAATGCAAGCATTGCAGGGTTAATTACAGGTAAAAATTTACCTTCAACTTTTTTACCTGAATATTCTGTTACTGAGTTAATTCTTGTAAAATATTTTAACGCATCAGATCCTACGAGTACAATCCATTCGTAAGCATCTGTATCAATATCAATATCACAGTCTCTTTTTAAAACCTTTTTAATCGTAGGATCTGAACAAAGTTGATACTGATCAAACTCAAAAGCTCCATCGAACTCCCGAGCAAAATTTGTTCTTGAGGGTTTCGTCTCTATCACGGCGACGTTAGCCATATAATCTCCTTTTTAACTTTTCAACTTGAGATTCAACAAGTGCCCCAGGGTCTGTATTTTCTAAATAAATATTTCTGGGTATGAGATCAATTTTCTCGCACATATCTTTTACTTTTTCTGCAGCTTTCTGCCCTGCTTCATCTCCATCGAAAAAGATGTCAATGTTTGTAACTCCTTGCAGGGTTAATAAACCTAGCTTTTCTTCATTAATATTATTTGTACCAAAACAACATATAGCATTAGTTAAGCCTTTATCATGCAAATTAATTGCATCATAAATACCTTCTACAAGAATTACTGTATTTTTCAATGCTTTAACTGTAGGAAATAAAGGCATTTTTGCGCCTCTTGGAGTAATCATATATTTAGGTACTCCTCCTGACATATGCCTACCATTAAAAGCAACTACTCTTCCTCCAATATCTTTTATTGGAAATACTATTCTTCCTATATGATCTTTTTCATGGTGAGTAAAGGCACCGAATGCACTGTACGTTTCGGGTTTTATGCCTCTCCAATTGCCAGAATACGGTAAATAACCAGAAGGCATAGAAAGACCTGCGCCTTCTGCCATTTTTTGTCTTATTTTTTTCTTTAAATTTTCTCGACGTAGCTGTAGCTGATTTGCTTTCTCTCCAAAATGATAAAATAAACTACCTTTAAACCCGCAAGAAAAACAATTAAATATTCCTGTAATCTGGTCGATTCTCATACTAGGGTTAGAATCGTCATGCTCTGGGTTTAAACAGCTAACAAGAAAATCCTTACCTTTTGCATAGTAAGGAATTTTTTTATCCTGTAATAAATCTTCTACAATCATTAACAATCCGGGTCATAGCTTTGCCACTCATCATACTCTGATGGCTCATCATAATTATCTTCGTTACAATACCAAGGGCCACTATCGGGCTCAGAATACCACCAATCTTCTTCTAAAGCATTGGGACATCTTACAGGATCCCCATTGCTATATCCATCACCAACTAGATGCTCTCCACAATGGGGGCAAGTGTCTGGAGTTTTCCAGTGTTGCATAAGACCGTCGTGCATTATCTTCTCATCCTTGCAATATCTTTCATTTCTTCTTCATTGATGATGGGGACTGCGTTTGATTTGTGCATGGTTCCGATACCTTTAACAAGTGTTCCGGTGTAACGTGGCGATTCCACTCGAGCGGCAACTCCAACTGTATCGGAGCCGCTTGGGTACTCAGGGGTGGATCGTCGGAAAGGCTCTGTAGAGTCGACGGAAACCGCCCGCATAACTCTCTTAGCTCTTCTTTGAACTTTCTTCTTAACTCTGCCAGATGTGGTGTGTCTAATTGAACCATATATCATTCCCATAAATAAAAAAACTCCCGCAATGAAGTATATATTATACTACAATTCAGCGGGAGTGTCAAGAATTATTTTTAGATATCTTGGATTTCTTCTCCGGTTTTATGCTCAGATGCCTCTCTTTGATCCGGCGTAAGAGCACTTTCTGGCCCCATTTTGAGGGTCTGCCAGTCCATCGTAGAAGTAAAATCTATAGGCTCATTGTTTCTTATTTTTACACATTTAAAAGTTACACAACCATCTTCGTGGTTCCAAGGTTCAAGAGCAAATGCTGCATCTGCTGCATCAAGAATACCTTTTGCAAATCTTGCTTCTCCTGTTGCATCTGTTTGATACGGAGAGAAGAAAGGTATTTTATACTCTTGTGCCATTGATTTTAAAGCTTTACTAACTTCTATTTGTTCAGTCCAATCGTATTGTCCGCCTCTTGACGGTATGTTTGATCTTTTTACTTGATTAATGTAATCAACAATAACTACACCAATATCCATAGAAGATTTAACTTTCATCTCAACTTCTGTCCGAATCTTACCAAGAGTAAGAGAAGGATCATAAATAACATCAAGCTGTCTCTTAGGATCTAGCTCGCACGTTGTAGTAAGTCTTTTATGAAAATCTTCAAACTTTCTATGTTCTCGATACTCTGAAAGAAGCTCTTGACCGCGAGTAAAACGACCTGCCCACCATTCGGCTACTCGTTCCCACTCACTTACATTTAGATTTTTAGACCTGAGCCTACCTTGAGGTACTCCTGTAGCAATTGAGCACTGTCGTTGAAGAATAGACCTGGAGTCCATTTCAATAGTAAAGTATAAAGCAGATTTACCACTTTCATATACAGAGTTGGCTATATTTGCACAGGTAAGGGATTTCCCTGCGCCTCGGCGACCTCCTACTAAAATCAAATCCCGAGGGGAGAATTGGATTTGATCGTCGTATCGAGTATTCAAACCGAGGCGCAGGTACTTTCCAAGTTCTTCTTCTGCCTCAAACAGAGAAATACGTTGCATACTTTCCTGAGGCTCTTCGAGTTCTACTTTTTCTTCGACTCGAATAATGATGTCATGAAGGTGTTGTACACTCTCTTCTGCATCTTCAAAAGATATTGAATTTTCTACATAATCATCAAGTTCGCTCAAAATTTCCTTCTGAGTGAATTCATTCTTTAGATACTGTAGAAGAATGTAGGGGTCGGTATCAACCTCTACACTTTCAATAGCATATATCTTATCAAGAGTATTTGTGTCTCTTGTAGATAATTTAAGTTCGTCAAGTGATGGGAGTTTGTGGTAAGTTTCACAGTGCTTATCTACTACGGAAAATATAGTGTGATACTCTTTTGGCAAATAGTGCTTACGCACATAACTCCAGGTTTCAAAATCCTGAAGCGTAATAATTTGCTTAATGAGCGCACTAGCGACGTTCAACTATATCTCCCCAACGAACACGAAAAAGCTGGCCTTCCTAAGAAAGCCAGCTCACCTATAAATAGGTTTTACTCTGCGGCTTTTGCAGCTTTTGCAGCACCGTCATAGTCGGCAGCAGCCAAACCACGACGAGTCAGCATAGTCTTAACACCACGAGCAGTTTTGCCAATAGCTTCGGCAATGGCCTCTACCGTCATGGCAGAGATGTCGCCCAAGTCTTCAAAAGGATCAGCTTTCGCAGAGCCCTTAGTAGTCTCTTGACGCGGAATAGCGTCAATGTCACCAGAACGAAGAAGGCTCAAAGCCTTACCACGAATGCTGTTAACAGAACGGCCGAGAGCTTCAGCGATCTCTTCTACGAACTTGCCATCATTTACCATAGAAACAAAAGTTGCTTCTTCAGCATCTGAGTAAGTCTTAACTGACTCCACTTTGGGAGCAGGCTTGACATGAGCGGTAAGCTCCATAGAAAGAATTTTGCCTTGCAGTTGCTTGGCAGAGAACGCGCCATTTTCAAAATGGTCAGCGATTTGAGCATAAGTATACTCACCACTGTTTGACTCCAAGAAAGCAACGAGAGTTGATTCTTGAGCTTCAGTGAAAGACTTGGAAGCGCGGGCAGATGCCAGCTCTACTTCAAAGCCCATTTTGCGCAGCTTGGAAGATACAGAACGAGTCGAAGTTTCGAGACGGTCCGCAGCTTCTGCTACAGTTTCTTGAGATACTGGAGACTCATTACCTACAAAAGAGGTGAGTTCTGCAGTACGCTCATCAGTCCACTTGGGAAGTGCCATATTTTTTCTCCAAAAAAGATTGTAAATCTGTAATGATAGTTATACCAGACTGGCTGGCTTGTTTAGTTTTTGACGATTCAATACCACTTTCGTTCACAAGAATTGTCACATCTTTAGTCAAATTAGGTTTTACTATAAAACCTGCTTCTGACAATGCTTCAGTTGCATCAGCTTTAGTTTTGAAACTCTTCAAACGTCCACTAATGCAAACAACGCCTGCAACTTTAAGGCCAGGACTACTTTCTTTGAACTTCATATCAAACGGTAGTGCACCGTCATAAAAGCAATAAAAGTGTTTATCTAGCCAATTGCATAGGCTCTCGGTAGCTTTTGGACCCAATCCGGCACGCGTACAAGTGTCTGGTGTAATTTCAGTAATAGATTTAATAGTCTCAGACAGCTTCTTCGTTGCCGTTTTTCCGATTAGGGGAATACCAAAAGCAGGGAGTACCATATCAAGAGGGGCAGAAGCCGAGTTTTTTATTTCTTTGTACAGTTTAGTACCCAATTTATCTCCTAGACGATCGCAAATATACTCTAAAGAGATAGAATATATTTCGTCAAAATCTTCAACTTCTAGTTTCTCGATAGCGGCAGGGCCTAAGCCCTTAATCTTCAGAGTTTTTGCAAAATGTTCAATTTTCTTTGATTTTTGAGCTTCACATGACTCACTCTTACAATATAAGATGTGATTTATCCACTGAAGCGCAGACCCGCAGGACGGACAGTCCGTAGGGGGCACAATCTCTATGAACATTTTTAGTTCTCCGAAAAAGTTAAATATATTATACGAAAATATGAGATAAAAGTCAAGAACTATTTTTTGGAAGGTCTACCCGTCCTAAAATTCGAGGTATAATTTCTCCACTCCGAATTACTTCGACAGTGCATCCTATTTCTAGTTCTAGGGAGCGAATGTACTCAATGTTGTGTAGAGTTGCCCTGCTCACAATGGCTCCTTCCACTTCGACCGGATCAAGAATGGCAACTGGGCTGACTACACCTGATTTACCAACTTGCCACACAACATCGAGCAATTCTGTATGTACGCCCTCTTTCTGCTCTTTAAGAGCAAAAGCGCCGCGAGGGTGATGAGCTGTATATCCCATTTTTTGAAAAGACTTCTGGTCATTAATACGGTACACCCAACCATCCGTAGGATAGTTAGAGTGG